TCGTCTTCTTCGTATTTTCCGACGCTTGGAGCGTCAAAGCCTTCACATGATATCAATACATATTTTCCATGCTCCGGCAAGCGTTCACTTACCGGAATCCATCTTGTCTCTTCTACTACATTTTCCGGGTAATACTGTGGTAGTCTGTCTATTACGCGTTCCATGCAGTTATAGCAAAACTCAATTAATTCCTTTTCCTGATAGCCTTCATAGCACTTTTGGGTATCTTGCATATCTTCTCTCAATGTATTAATTACCATGCCTTTTCTAAGATATCCCATCTACTTTTTCTCCTTTCATAATATCCTTCGCTGATTTGCTATAGTAATGATTCTGCATCAATCTCATGTTCTTCTATCCGCTTTCCTATGTCTTTAATCCATTTGTATTCTTTTGAGCATAGGCTCCGGTCTGGAATAGGATATCTGCATGATGCCTTCGCGTTAGTGCATTCCCAACCATGGTCCGTTCTTTTTGCATATTCACAAGCCATTTCTGTCTCCTTTCACAATATCAATAGCTCTGCTCAATCCGGCATTATATCCCTGGTGCACATCTGATAAAACAGTTTCGCTTTCAATGAACTTTCCCCTTTTCAACTCATTAGCAACACCATTCACATCATAGGCTGTCGGCTGTTCTTTGATCATTCTTCTTACCGTAGCACACATAATTTTTTCATCTTCTGTATTAGCTTCTGCGTATCTAAACTTTTTAATGAATTCATCTGCATCAATCAGTCTCATGTTCTTTCTTCCACCTTTCTGTGTGCTCTACTTCTCCGTACTGCTCTGCACATGTGTCCTGATCCGGTAGAAGAAACATGCATGCTCCTTCTGTGATGGTGCATTCCCAACCGTGGTATTCGTCTGTTCTCTTCGCATATTTACAAGCCATTTCTGTCTCCTTTCCTTGATGGTACCTTTTTAAACGCTCCGTGGAGCTTAATAGTAGCATTTTGATAGCTCCGTGGTGTTTTTGTGGTATTTTCGTCCGTTTTTGTTCATTTTCGGGGTGATTTGCCTTTGTTTCCCTGTATGTCCCTATATAAGCGGGGTTTTCCAAAACACCCCGGAAATGTTATTGTTGCTCTACTATGTTATTTTCCGATTGCGTCCTGAAGCGCTTTATCTAAGCGATCAGATATGGCTGGCGCTTTCTTTTCTGATGCTTCAAGTAATTCTGCTGTAATCTTCCGTATACCGCCTCGTTCATGATTCTGTAAGTCTTCGTTATGTTCCTTTTCCTCGCATTCTATAACTGCAAAATGAAAGTCGCATTCGTTACATACTACGGTTCCATCTCCGTAATATGCGTTTGTTCCCAGCACTGCTCTGTATAATGGACAATAGTTTATTCTACTATTGTCAGCAATTCCACTTATATATCCTCTCGTTAATTGGCTCATGTGTACCCTCCTTATTGTGGTTTTTC